GATTCCAGAGCAAATACAGAAAATGGACAACAATCCAGTGGGTGGTACATTGGACGTTTTGGTACCGCAAATACAGGTTATTATACTGGTGAACTACGTGATTTAAAATTTACAGTAGGAACGGCGGTTTATGGGGGTTCAGCACCAAGTGTTCCAACTGAATTAACAGTTAGTGGATCTGAAACATTTGTTTTTGCTACAGGTCTTCCTTACGTAAAAGATTTATCAACAAATGGTAGCTCTAGAACAATTACAAATTATGGAGATCCGATATTTGTCTCTGAAGGCCCATACGACCATGTAGCTTATTCACCATCATCTCATGGTGGTTCTGTGTACTTAGATGGTACTGGCGATTATCTAAAAACTCCTTCTGATGCTAACTTTAATTTAAATAGTACAGACTTTACGATAGAAGGTTGGTTTTATGCCACGGCTCCTGCTGGTAACGAGCATCTTTGGTCTTCTTACATAGATACAAACAATAGAGAAAGCCTTTATTTTTCAAATTCTACAACATTAAATTGGTGGGTAAATGGTTCTACTAGAATTTCTACTACGATAGCTGCTGATAATTGGTATCATATTGCTTTAGTAGATAACAGTGGCACAACTACTATGTATGTTAATGGAGTAAGTAAGGGTACCTGGACTAGCACTTACACATCTGGAAACAGATTAGTGTGGCTTGGTACATACAGTGATGGTAGCTATGGCCCTGATAGTTTTACTGGATATTTATCTAACTGGCGTTTTGTAAAAGGTACTGCTGTCTATACTTCTGCATTTACGCCTCCTACACAACCACTGACCGCGATTGCAAATACTCAACTGTTGACCTGTACTAACAAACATGATATTTGGGACGCAGCTGGAGGAACAAGAGTAACACCTGTTGGCGATGCAGCTGTAAGCACATCACAAACTAAGTTTGCAGCTTCAAATATAGCTTTGGATGGCACTGGCGATGTTGTAGACTTTTTTGCAAAAGACAATGAGTTTGTTTTTGGAACAAAAGACTTTACAATTGAGTTTTGGATGTACCCCTCTGCTGTAGGCTCAGAAAACATTATTGTGGATTGTAGAGGCGGACATACAGATGCAGGTTTCTTAATAATGTTAAACAGTAGCGTAATTAAAAATCTTACTTCTGGTGCTGTGAGAACAACAGGTGGCACAACTATTACTAGTGGATCTTGGTATCATGTGGCTGTTGTCAGAGACTCTACATCATTAAGAACATATCTAAACGGAACTGAAGAAAGTGGCTCTGCATCATATACATCTAGTATCACCAATCCATCTGGAAAGCTAAGGCTGGGAGCAGGGTTCAATGATGCTAGTTATTTTAATGGTTATATTGAAGATCTTCGTGTAACAAATGGTTTAGCTAGATATACAGCCAACTTTACCCCACCAACAGCAGCATTAGAAGCATAGTTTACAATAACGTATATATATGTTATAATAATTTATCATTAACTCAATAGGATCTTTGTAATGAGTGAAGAACAAGAAATTCAACAAACAGAAACACCAAAGTCAAATGCTCTGTCCGTTATGGACACAGTGACATTTAATCTTCCAACAGTAACTAAAAACTCAATTAATCAGATTGCTGTAAAGAAGGTCAATGACTATCTACCAGAGCTAGAAGAAAAGACTCGCTCGTTTGATAGAAACAACTCACAGACAACATTGTCTATGATGTCCATTACAATGCTGAATGGTCAGTCACCTATGCGTATGATGCGGCAGGTTATGGCTGAGGCAGAGAAGCGTAAAATGGCTCTTGCCGAAGCACAAGTCAATCATGCAAAGAAGCGCAAAGAGATTGACAAGCTAGAAAAGCTACTAGAAGCAGATCCAGATGATCCAGTAATAGAAGCAAAACTACGTCTGGCATTTGTTTCTATATCATCTCTTGAAAGTAAGATCAACGGTTCATTCAAAGATATTGCAACATTGATTGATAGCTATAATGCTATTAAAGAAAAGAATAACATTGATGATTGGGACGAAGAAGCGTTTGAGCGTGAAGAAAAACGTCACCATGTGCGTCGAGGTTTCGAGCTTATGTATCGTAACCTGATGGATGGTGGTCGTGCTTCTACAGCAACTATTGAGTATATGCAACAATATGGTGTACACCCTCAAGCAGGTTTAACAGAAGTTCAGGGTTACATTGCTCATACTGCTAATAAGATCAAACGTGGTGAGATTCCACATTCTAATGAATTAGAAGAGTTTCTAGATCAAATGGGTGATAAATACTATAAGAATGCTGATGCTACAACTGAACGCATTTATGGTAAAACAGAAGTATTCAATACTGAATATATGAACTTGTTGGAAAACAAACAAACTGCAGAAGAAGAGGAAGAATCAGATGGCAGTAATTAAGTACAAAATGTACAAAAACGAGCAGGGTCGTCGTGCTGTTCCAGGATACGTTGAAGATCGTGGACATTGGGGCGATGGCAATGGTAACTACATTGGTTGGGCAGATATGGATGGTCCTTTCTATATTGATACAAACAATGCTACAGAGCTAACAAAGGCAGAGTTTGTTACATATGCAACGCCTATGAATTCAGAACCAGCGGGATGGGATGCAGACGCTATGGGCGCATGGCAAGCAGCTGATCTTGAGGCATGGTACGACGCTTTCGTAGCAGCTAACTCGTAAATCTTCTTGTAAGTTTTTGCCTTATAAATAGTAGCAATACTATTATAGGATTTTAAGATGGCAAACCCAACAAGTAGAGATACATTAATTGAATATTGCCTACGTCGACTCGGTCAACCAGTAATTGAGATCAATGTTGATCCTGATCAACTAGATGACCGAGTAGATGAAGCTCTACAATATTTTAGAGAATATCATTCAGAGTCTACATATAGAGGCTACATACAACATCAGGTGACGGCTGATGATGTAACAAATAAGTATATTCCCATTTCATCTAATATACAACAAGTAACGAAGCTGTTTAAGTTATCAGCTGCTATCTTTACTCGTAATATGTTTAGTATTAAGTATCAAATGCATCTCAATGATATCGCTAATATGCATTCGTATATTGGCGATTTAGCTTATTATGAACAAGTGCAACAGTATTTGTCATTACTAGATATGAGACTTAATGGATCTCCACAAGTAGATTATGTCAGAAAACAAAATAGACTTTATATTCACGGCGAGTTCGAAGAAGAAGACATTAAAGCTGGCGAATATGTAGTTGCCGAAGTTTATAGCATAATTAATGAGGGTGATCATACAGCTGTATGGAATGATATGTGGCTTAAAGAGTATACAACTGCTCTTATTAAACAGCAATGGGGTGCAAACCTAATCAAGTTTGAAGGTATGCAATTACCTGGTGGTGTTATGTTAAATGGCAGACAGTTATTTGATGATGCTACACAAGAAATAGAAAGACTAAGAGAAAAAATTAGAACTGACTTTGAGCTTCCACCTGACTTTTTTGTAGGATAGAGCTATGGCAACTAATTTTTATTTCAGTCAAAAGGTCAGATCAGAACAAAATCTTTATGAAGATATTGTTATAGAATCCCTAAAAATGTATGGTCAAGATGTTTACTATCTTCCTCGGGAAATAGTAAACGAGGATCGTGTGTTTGGTGATGACGTTCCATCAAAATTCAGCAGTTCATATAAGATAGAAATGTACGTCGAAAATGTAGAAGGTTTCGATGGTGAAGGTGATTTATTTACAAAGTTCGGTGTCGAGATTAGAGACCAAGCTACATTTGTTGTAGCAAGACGTAGATGGACCTCTACGGTAGGTAGGGTCGATAATAATATTAATAGTATTCGACCTAGAGAAGGAGATTTAATATATCTACCTTTATCTAATTCTATGTTTCAAATCATGGCAGTAGAGCATGAACAGCCATTCTATCAAATAAGTAATTTGCCAGTATATAAGCTTAGAGCAGAATTGTTTGAATACAATGATGAAGACTTTGAAACAGAGATTGATGCAATTGATGATATTGAAAGAGATTATAGCTACACATATATACTTACATTAGATAGTGCTGGCGCTGGATTCAATGTAGGTGATACAGTTACTCAGACACTATCTGATGGTGTCATTATGAGAGGTGAGGTATCGAAATGGTCTGACTCTGATAATAAACTTCATCTAATTCATGTCGGAGCTGATGATGGTAATTACCATTCATTCTCATCACTTCTAACAATAGGTGATTCCGCATCTAACTTTGTTTCAGTTGCTTCTGTTGAAGAAGATAATAAAATTAGTGCAAATGAACAAAGTGATGACTTTAGTACAATAAGTGGTGACTTCTTAGACTTTACAGAAGACAATCCATTTGGTGATCCGGAGAATAATTAATGGATGATATTTTTGATTTCGGTTTTACAGCAGTAGATGAAAATGAACTTGAAGCAGTACAACAGGCAACTCAGGTTGCTAATGACGCATTAACTACTCAAGAAAAATTAGATAAATTATATAACGCAATTGTGCCTTTGCTGAATAATTTAAAGAAAAATCCTGAAAAAGAATACATTTTGTGGCCAAATCGACTTGCAAAAGTTGAACAATTTGAAACACACCTTCAATCAATTTATAGGGGTTAATTATGTTTGGAACCCATTTTTATCATCAAAGGATTAGAAAAAGCGTAGCCGTTTTTGGTACACTTTTTAATAATCTTTATGTATTGAGAAAGGATTCTACTGGTCAAGTTATTTCTCAAGTAAAGGTTCCGCTGTCTTATGGTCCTCAAAGGAAGTTTCTAGATAGAATCAGACAAAACCCCGATTTGGATAATGATACAAAAGTAGCTATTAAGTTACCTAGAATGTCGTTTGAAATGATATCGGCTACATATGATCAGGGCAGACAACTTCAAAAAACAAATACTTTTTTACAAGCTGGCATCAATGCTGGATCAAGAAAAAAGTTTTATAGTTGGGTTCCATATAACTTAGGATTTCAATTAAGCATTTATGCTAAAAGTCAGGATGATGCTCTACAAATAGTTGAGCAAATTCTACCATATTTTAATCCGCAATATACAGTTACAATAAAACCAGTTGATGGTTATCCCAATATAAAAGAAGATATGCCATTAACACTTACTTCTGTTGATTTTTCTGATGATTATGAAAGTCAGTTAGAAACAAGAAGAACAATTATATATACCCTTACATTTGATATGAAAGTTAATTTTTACGGACCCATTACAGATGGTAGTGTTGTTCGTACAGCTCTTACTAATATATTTGAGCAAAATAGAGGTTTGAGAGATTCAGATTTACAGGTAGCTAAGTTTAGAACAAGACCTGATCCTTTCGGGGCTTCGGCAGATAGTGATTTTGGTTATCTAGACTCATCAGATTATAATTATTTGTTTGACTTTGATAGTGCATGATATGGAAGATGATAAAAAAACAGCTGAAGATGATTTCGAATATTCAAGAAGAATATATCATGACCTTTTAGCAAAAGGATCAGAAGCATTAGAAGATATGATGGACGTTGCTAGAGCTACAGAACATCCACGAGCATTTGAAGTATTATCAAATATGATGAAAAACATGGGTGATTTGAATGGATCGCTTATGGATCTTCATAAAAAGAAAAAAGATTTCAAAAAAGAAGATAAACCTGCAGAATTGCCAGGTAGTACAACAAACAATGTGTTTATAGGATCTACTACAGATCTGCAACGTATGCTTTTAGATAATGAAGACAGTGAGAAAATAATTGACATTAGTGATTACAAGAAAGATGAATGAAACCTATCTCGGTAATGCAAATATTAAAAGAGATGGAGTAACTCATAACTTTACAAAACGTGAGGTTATTGAGTATAGTAAGTGTTTAAAATCGCCATCTTATTTTGCTGAGAATTATTGTAAAATTATTCACCTTGATAAAGGTTTAGTTCCATTTGAATTATATCCATATCAGGAGAGAATGTTTGACCATTTCAACACTAACAGATTTAGCATTGTACTCGCTTGCCGCCAATCTGGTAAGTCTATCAGTTCTGTTGCTTATCTACTCTGGTATGCGGTATTTCATCCAGAAAAAGTTATTGCTATTTTGGCAAACAAAGGTGCTACAGCCCAGGAAATGCTCGGAAGAGTAACTCTCATGTTAGAGAATCTTCCATTCTTTTTACAACCAGGATGTAAGGCTCTTAATAAAAGATCCATAGAATTTAGTAATAATAGTCGAATTGTATCAGCTGCTACATCTGGTTCATCAATTCGTGGTATGTCTGTCAATCTGCTTTATTTGGACGAATTTGCATTTGTTGAAAATGCGGCAGAATTTTATACATCGACTTATCCTGTTATTTCATCAGGTAAAGATACAAAAGTAATTATTACGAGTACAGCTAATGGTATTGGTAATCAATTCCATAAAATCTGGGAAGGGGCAAGCCAAGGAGTCAACGAGTTTCAACCGTACCGAGTTGATTGGTGGGATGTGCCCGGTCGAGATGATAACTGGAAACAACAAACTATTAGTAACACAAGCCAACTTCAGTTTGACCAAGAGTTTGGTAATACATTTTTTGGAACGGGTGATACGCTTATAAATGCTGAAACACTAATGAATTTTAGGGCACAACCTTATCTAAGACTTATAGAAGGTAATAGTGTTTGGATCTATGAAGAACCAAAGAAAGATCATCAATATGTGATGACAGTAGACGTTTCGAAGGGAAGAGGACAGGATTATTCTACTTTTAACTTGATCGATATTAGCTCTCGCCCATTTAAACAGGTTGCTGTATATCGCAATAACCTTATCTCTCCATTACTCTTCCCAAATGTTATTTATAAATATGCGAAAGTCTACAACGAAGCTTGGGTTGTGGTAGAATCTAATGATCAGGGTACAATAGTCTGTAATGGATTATACTATGATTTAGAATATGAAAATCTATTC